GGCACAACCAGCACCGTAAATTCGTTTGTTACTAGCGGCACAAACCAAAAATACCTGCAAGCTACAACGCCCGGAACACAAGCAACGATTAGTCAAGCAAGCGGAACTGACTCGGTAAGCTACCTCACCATCCAAGACAGTAACGCTACCGGCGGGGCAGCTTTTTATGCGGTTGATCCAACAAACGTAAACGCAGGCAACAATACAGGTTGGATTTTTAGAAGCACTATAGGCGGTAGTGGCGGCGGTACTCGTTTTGGCTTTGGGTTTAGGATTTAATCATGGCTAAGAAAAAAGGCCCAGTTCTTTCTGTTGGTCGTGGCGAAAAGCTTCCAGTGTCTAAAGGCGCTGGATTGACCGCAAAGGGCAGAGCCAAATACAATGCAGCCACAGGAAGCAACCTCAAAGCTCCACAGCCTCAAGGCGGCGCTCGTAAAGACTCATTTTGTGCCAGAATGAGCGGTATGCCCGGACCGATGAAAGACGAGAAGGGTAAGCCCACTCGTAAAGCTGCTTCACTTGCAAGATGGAAATGCTGATATGACCAACTACACCGAAGACGCAAAACACCTAATCGACGCGCTGTCGATTGCAACCGTAATAGGAACATTGGTAGATATGCTTCCATCAGTTGCAGCGGTATTTACGATCGTGTGGACAGCTATCCGCATTTGGGAAACCGAAACCGTTAAGCGGTGGACTGGTCGATCAGACCCGCAAAACAAGTAAAGGAAACATCATGGCTATGACACCCTACAACCAACTTACAAACATTAATCGCGGAATGCCGGAGGTTGCGCCTGCCCCGACTACAACGCAAATGCAGCCTACTAAGCCAAATTTGCGTAATATTGTTAATGAAAGGCAAGTTCAGCGTCAGCAACAACAAGCGCAAAATCAAGCCCAACGAGCGCTAAATCAAGCTATGCGACAAAACATGAGACAGCAGAAGCAAGGGGTTATGCATGGGCTTATGGATGATCTGCCTCAACTTAGGGGTGGGCCTGGCCTTGGTAATGATATGCCATCAATGGAGCAGCAGCAGGCGATGGTGATGAGAATGTTGCAAAATTTGCCGCCAGAGCTTAGTCCGATGGCAGTAGAAGCAAATCCTCAAGGATACCTAACGCAGCAAATGATGCAACAGCAACAGCCGGGTATTCCTTACTATATGCAAGAGCCACTGCAAGGTCAGACGCCAATGCAACAGCCTCAAGCGCCTTACATGCCAACGGTTGGAATGCCCCAGCAACAGCCGCAGCAAATGCAAGACCTAATGGCTAAACTGCAGGGTATGAACATGAATCCTTATCAACAGCAAATGCCAATGCAAACACCGCAACCAGCTGGATTGGGTTCACTAGCAGCGCAAAAGTTTAACCCATCGTTTGGTGGCAACATAGGTCAACCTATGGGAACTCAAAATACGCAACTAGGCAATATGGGTCAACCGGCGCAAAATACTCAACCAGCGTTTGGCGGAAATATGCTGGGCCAGAAAAATGCCTTCAGTTAGCAAGAAACAACATAATTTCATGGCGGCGGTGGCGCATAGTCCGGCCTTTGCCAAGAAAGTAGGAGTTCCACAGTCAGTGGGGCAAGACTTTAACAAGGCCGATAAAGGCCGTAAATTTTCTAAAGGTGGTGACACTATGGCTACAAAACTTGATCCCCGCGTATTAAAGATGCTTGCTGCCCGTGCAGGCGCACAACGCCCTATGGCATCTCCAATGGATCGTCCGGCTATGCCTGCGATGGCTCCAGGCATGAAAAAAGGCGGCATGTCTGCTTTTGAGAAATCTGGTAAGGATGTAGAAAAGAAGGGCATGAAAGAAGGCTCCAAAGCTGACATGGCCCTAGACAAAAAACAAATGGGTATGAAAAAAGGCGGCATGACCAAGATGGCTGGTGGCGGTTTAGCTGCTGGTCATAAGAGTGCTGATGGAATCGCCTCTAAAGGTAAGACCAAGGGCACTAACATTGCAATGAAGAAAGGCGGGAAGTGCTAATGGCTGATGTTAAATACCCAAAAGACATGCCGGTAGATGAGCCGGTTAAGCCTAAGCCAAAGACTAAACCTGTAATGTATCCTGACAGTGTGCCAGTTGATGAGCCGGTTAAAAAAATGGCTAAAGGCGGATCTGCTTCTTCTCGCGCAGATGGTATAGCCCAGCGTGGTAAGACCAATTGCACAATGGTGATGTGCGGCGGCGGAATGGCTAAGGGCAGGAAGTAATCATGGCAACGGGTCCAAAGCAAGTAGCGCAGTCTTTGAAGAAGGCCGGGTTCTATGAAGCGAGTAAACCCAAGCGGCTCGGCATCATTAACAAAGTTACAACCAAACCGCAGCGGATAGAGATGGTTGATAAATTGTTTCTAGCCAAAAAACCTAAGGGGCGTACAAAATGAGAGCAAGTCGCGGTATGGGAGCTATCTCCCCATCTAAAATGCCCGGAGCTAAAAAGAAAGCGCGCCGCGACAATACTGATTTTACAGAATACGCAGAAGGTGGATTGGCGCAGCAGGCCGCTACAGCTATTGCTATGAAAAAAGCTGGAAAGACGCCTAAAACAATGGCTTCTGGTGGTGGAGTTAATGCTGCAGGAAACTATACCAAGCCAAGTTTGCGTAAGCGAATTGTGAGCCAAGTTAAATCTGCTGCAACGCAAGGTACTGGGGCAGGACAATGGAGCGCGAGAAAAGCACAGCTTGTAGCCAAACGCTATAAGGCTGCTGGCGGAGGGTACAGAGATTGAAAGCACCGCAGCAATCCCTCAAAGACTGGGGTGACCAAAAATGGACCACCAAGAGTGGAAAGCCGTCATCCAAAACGGGAGAGCGGTACTTGCCAGAAGCCGCTATTAAAAGTCTCAGCCCTAAAGAGTATGCTGCTACCACCAAAGCTAAGCGAGCTGGTAAAGCGGCGGGTAAACAGTTTGTGGCGCAACCAAAAACGGTTGCAAAGAAAACAGCGAGGTTTAGATAATCATGGCTACTAAGAACTGGATTCAAGGCGCTATCAAGAAACCGGGTGCTTTACGCGCCGCTCTTGGCGCTAAAGAGGGTAAACCAATCCCGGCTAAGAAGCTTGCCGCTGCTGCTAAGAAGCCAGGTAAAATAGGCCAACGTGCGCGATTAGCAGAAACGCTCAAGGGATTTAAATGACCACCTCCGGCTCTACCGCGTTTAATCTTGAGTTCACCGAACTTGCTGAGGAAGCCTGGGAGAGAGCTGGGCGCGAGATGCGTTCTGGGTATGATTTGCGTACTGCGCGTAGGTCCATGAACATAATGACGATTGAGTGGGCAAATCGCGGTATAAACATGTGGACCATTGAGACGGGTACGATTACCTTGACTCAAGGTCTTAACACCTATGCATTGCCAACAGACACTATTGATCTTCTGGACCATGTCATCCGCACGCAGCCCAACGTAGCATCCACCCAGGCAGATCTAAGCATCACGCGCATCAGCGTATCAACGTATGCAACGATTCCAAACAAGCTAATCCAAGGTCGACCAATCCAGGTATGGATACAGCGCCTTTCGGGTCAAACCAATCCTACTAACTCAACCCTAAGCACATCTATAACAGCAACGGATTCAACTGTCACACTTGGGACAGTTGTTGGCCTTGCCGGATCTGGCTACATACGGCTTGACTCTGAGGACATTTATTACACTTACATATCCGGCAATGTTCTAGGCGGAGTGTTTCGCGGACAGAACAACACAACTGCGGCATCTCATACGGCTGGAACTGCTGTTTATGTTCCACAGCTACCAGCCTTTACAGTCTGGCCCACTCCAGATGGATCTCAGACATACCAGTTTGTTTACTACAGATTGCGCCGGGTACAAGATGCTGGCGATGGAAGTAACACGGCGGACATGAATTTTAGGCTTCTGCCTGCTGTTACGGCTGGGCTTGCTTACTACATAGCCATGAAGGTTCCAGAGTTCCAGGGAAGACTGGATATGCTCAAGGCAGTTTACGAAGAGCAATACAAGCTTGCGGCTGGAGAAGATCGTGAAAAAGCTACACTACGCCTAGCTCCAAGGATTTCATACATTGGTGGTGGTTCGTAATGACATCTCCATATGCATCAGGTAAATATTCAATTGCCGAGTGCGATAGGTGCGGCCAGCGATACAAGCTAAAGCAGTTGAAGATTGAGATCATAAAGACTAAACTCTACCAGTTGAAAGTCTGTGAGGCATGTTGGGACCCTGATCAGCCGCAGCTTCAGTTGGGCATGTATCCTGTTAATGATCCGCAAGCGGTATATCAGCCTAGGCCAGACGTAACTTATGTCACATCAGGTCTTAACAACCAGGGATATCCTTCAGGAGGCTCCAGGGACATTCAGTGGGGCTGGGCACCAATTGGCGGTGCTAGTTCTTTTGACGCAGTTTTAACGTCCAATTACTTGGTTGGAACCACAAGTGTTGGAACAGTAACAGTAACGGTTTCATAGGAGTCCATCATGGAAAAAGGTAAATCTGATCTGGCACAAGACAAGGCCTTGATCAAAAAAGCGTTTAAACAGCACGATGCTCAAGAGCATAAAGGTGGCAAAGGAACCTCCCTGAAGCTTAAAAAAGGCGGTTCTACTAAGATGGCAAAAGGCGGTGTTACTTCTGAGTCTATGGTAAAAGTAGGACGTAACATGGCCCGTGTTAATAACCAGAAAACGGGGTAAATCATGGCATACAGTATGAAAAAAGGCGGCAAAGAAGTTGGCTCTGCCGCTGTTTATGCACAACCACATACGATGGATGGAAAGAAAATGACTAAAGCTCCACAGGAGTCTGGTGCAAACCCAGGCTTTCCTCCGAACCGTAGCAAGGCCGATACACTTGACATGAGTGTTGGCGCAATAAGTAAGTCTGCCGGTAATGAGCCAGTTAAGACCTCTGGAATCAAGATCCGTGGCACTGGCGCGGCTACCAAAGGAACTATGGCAAGAGGTCCGATGGCATGAACTACGCCGCTCTAGTCACAGCGATCTCCGACTATACGGAGAATACGTTTCCGACAACTGCGATAAACACGTTTATCACGCAGGCAGAGCAACGCATCTATAACTCGGTACAGTTTCCATCGTTACGTAAAAACGTAACTGGCTCAATAACAGCTAGTAACAAATATGTTTCTTGCCCAGATGATTTTTTAGCTTCATACTCTTTGGCTATTTATCCAGTAGCCGGTGGTAGTTACACATATTTGTTAAACAAAGATGTTAACTTTATGCGCGAAGCATATCCCAATCCAACTAGCACAGGAATTCCTAAGTACTATGCTTTATTTGGGCCTACAGTAGTTTCTTCCTCAATAACCAATGAACTGTCATTAATTCTTGGACCCACCCCAGATGCTGACTATACTGCAGAACTACATTACTATTATTACCCAGCATCAATCACCACGGCCACTACAACTTGGCTAGGTGACAACTTTGATACCGTTCTTCTTTATGGCTCTCTTGTAGAAGCCTATACTTACATGAAGGGCGAAGCTGATATTGTTGCCTTGTACAACCAAAAGTACATGGAGTCATTGGCTCTTGCTAAGCGCCTGGGTGATGGCTTGGAGCGCCAAGATGCTTATCGTAGCGGTCAATTAAGGGTGGCGGTGAACTAATGGCTATTGTTCAAACCCAATGCACTAGCTTTAAGAAAGAGCTATACCAGGGCATCCATGATCTATCCACGGATACGCTCAAGATTGCCCTGTACACGGCCAATGCTAATTTAAACGCAGATACAACGGCTTACAGCGCCACCAATGAAGTACCTAGCGGGGGCGGATACACGACGGGAGGAAACACCTTGACCGGTGTTGCAATCAGTTCTTCTGGCTACACAGCCTACGTAAATTGGGCAAACACAAGCTGGACTGGCGCTATAACAGCACGGTGTGCTTTGATCTATAACGTAACTAAGGCCAATCGGGCAATTGCGGTTATAGACTTTGGCGCAGATAAGACCTCAACAACTACGTTCCTAATCACCATGCCTGCTAATACCTCAACTACTGCGCTTATCAGGAGTTCAAATTGATAATTGCAAATGACACTGTTGAGGGTTAGTCATGGCAACTCGATACTGGGCCGCTGGCGTTAACGGGAACTGGAACAGCACATCAAGTTGGTCAGCCTCCGCAACCGGTACCCCTGCGGGCGCTTCAGTTCCGGTAAGTGGTGATACGGCGATATTCAATGCATCTTCTGGCACGGTTACCGCTACGTTAGACATTGGTCCAACGGTAGCGGTT